TGTAATTACAGTAATAAACAAAGACGACGCATATGTTTATGGCGGCTCCGGAGGTGGTGGAGGTGGGCATAATGCTGCAGGCAATCCAGATACTTCGGTTCATGAAGGGGGTGATGGTGGAGGATACACAGGCGTCGAAAATGTTGGTGGTCAGCCAGGAGACGATGGACTCGGAACCGCAGGAGGGGATGGGGCTCTCGGTGGCCATGTTTTCGCAGGAGGAACTGATGCCTCAAAAAATACCTTCCGTTGGACTGGAACAAATATAAACGGAGGATCCTTTACTCTAACAAACGAACATACCGACGGCAATACTTATGTTACTGTTCAAGGAACTGAAGGGCTTTGGTAAGGAAAATAATATGAGCATTTCGATAAAAGTACACAGTACAAATCCAACAGCCCAAACTTGTGTGGCTACTATTAAAGATAATGGTGCAATAATTATTGACAAAAAAAACATTGGAGTAAAATTTAATCCAGATGAAACAATAGATACTGATTTTTTAAAGGTTGCTTCTAAAATAACTGTAAGAATGGCCAGAAGCTCAAATGCTGCAAATAGCGTAATAGTAACTGGTCATCCTTTTCCCGCTTATATAGGATGATAATATTATGGCAAACATATATGTGACAAAAGATGGTTCAAGTTTATATTTGACAAATATGTTAGAAGATGGAGAACAAATTCAATATGATTGGAGTTTATCTAAATCATATACTATGATTACTTCAAAAGGAACAGCAAACCTTCTTTTAATACCTTCTAATATAGAACATACTTGTGTGGCTATAGGATTACATAAAATTGAATCAGGAAATCAAATAACGGTAACTGCAACAGGACAGACTATTTTTATCATCCCATTTCTTTTGAACGATGATGCAACAATGAATGAATTATTTCCAGATACGTCTACTTTAACCTCATTGCGTGCTAGTTCTTCCTATTTAAATCCAACAATAGACAATGGCGTAGATGACCATGTGCAATTGGATTATGGTTCATCAGGCAATAAAATATTTACTTTGGCAGACTTAAATACAGCCGTTCTTGGAGGGCTTTCATTATGAGAAATTTAAAAACACTTACAACACAGGATCATATGATTCATATTATTGAGTCTGAACCAAATGATGATATTGTATGTGGAACTAATATGCAATTAGATGAAATAATGACCATTTTTTATACAAAAGGATCAATAAATCTTTTTACTAGAGAAACCATATCAGACGAATGGGAATTGAGAGGAAATACAAGTTCGCCATTATGGGCATTTACAAAACCGGGAGATTGGTTTCGAGGTGCAGTAGCTACAGAATCTACAATTTTCATTATATTCATTCCCAAAAATAAAGAACATTCTGTACCAAGACCTGGTTATTTAAGTTCAGTAAGTGTTGAAAATACAGACCGAGAATCTTTTATAGAACTTGGGGCTCATAATTATAGAAATCAAGTAGACGTAAATACATATGAAGACCTTGGTACTAATACTCTCGATGACGAAATACCCGACGACGTTATTGTTGAATAGCTTTCCATTTACATATAAATAGAGAAGAATCAGTTTATCAAGGGCAGGGACTATGGCACAGCAAGTCAATTTAATTGTAGACCAAGGGAGCCATTGGTCGGCTAATGTTATTGCCTATACGAGCAATTCGACAGGTACGTTTACGGCCAATCTATATCAATATGCAAATGGCGCAGGGCAGATAAGAAAATCTTATTCTTCGGCCAACTCAACGGCAAATATAGCCGTGTCTATTCATCCAGCAGGAAGTTCAAATAACGGGACAATTACTCTTTCTATGAACAATTCTGTAACAGGATCTATAGATGGAGGAAGATATTTGTATGATGTAGAGGTTGTTGGAGGCCCTGCTGTCACAGGATTTAGTAGCGGTTCTAAGAAAGACGAAATTTTACGAGTCTGTGAAGGAATTATAACTATTTCACCACAAGTCACAAAATGGGATTGGAATTAAGATATGGCTAAACCAGCATCAAGAGCAGCACTCAAAGAATGGTGCCTACGCAGATTGGGGAAACCAGTTATTGAAATCAATGTCGATGATGATCAGTTAGAAGACCGTATTGACGAAGGGTTACAAATATATCAAGAGTATCATTATGATGGTGCCGAAAAGGTTTATGAGAAACATAAATTAACGGCGGCCGACATCGAAAATCAGTATATTTCGGTACCGTCACCTGGATGGTCAAATACAGAAGTTCTCCATACAACAGATTCGTATATAGGAATCACAAAGGTTTTTGATGTGCGAGGAACGTCAATCGGAATGTGGGATATTCGTTATCAAATGCGCCTTAGTGACCTTACAACATTTGGGACGTATTTGGGAGGATATGACTTGCTCAGTTATCAGATGAGAATGAATAATCTGTCTCTAATTTCAGAATTACTGACCGGTAAAGTTCCTATTCGATTTAGTAAGCATAACAATAGAATTTATTTGGACTGGCAATGGGGAACTGATGCAGTAGCAGGAGAGTATATAATTTTTGAAGCCTTTAAGATTATTGATCCGGAAGCATTTACCGATGTTTATAATGATATGTTCCTGAAACAATATATTACTGCACTTTTTAAAGAACAATGGGGCATGAATCTTTCTAAGTTTGAAGGCGTGCAAATGGTTGGTGGAGTTACACTCAACGGCAGAGCAATTTTAGATGAGGCCAGAACAGATATTGAGAAGCTCCGAGAAGAACTTTCTCTCAAATATGAGCTTCCTGTCGATATGATGATGGCATAATGGTTGGGAATTAAATATGCCCACGAATGTATACATAAATAATTTCGATAGTTCGCCAGAACAAAGATTGGTAGAATCTCTTATCATAGAATCTATCAAATTCTATGGGCGCGATTTTTATTACATTCCTCGTAAACAAAGCGGGAGTTTTGACCAACTTTATGGTGAAGATCCACGAAAGACTTTTACCGAAGCTCACATAATTGAAATGTACATCAAAAACGTCGAGGCGTTTGAAGGAGAAGGGGATTTAGCTTCTCGCTTTGGGTTGGAAATTCGTGACCAAACAACCCTTACTGTAGCCATTCGTCGATTTGAGGAGTTATTGGTAGGGAACCCTGGGATGTCTGCTATAGGATTGACTCGCCCCCGAGAAGGTGACCTAATTTTTATGGACTTTGCGCGCCCCGATCCTAAGTATCCCGGGGCCGCAGGCATGTTCTTTGAAATACAGTTTGTAGAGCATGAGGCTATTTTCTATCAGACGGGCGCATTACAAGTATATGATTTGCGATGCGAGACATTTACCTATAGCAACGAAGACTTTGCAACGGGCGTAGAAATTATTGATGCTGCATTTGCCAATGGCGTTTCGTCTTATGTCACAACAGGAAATACTATGCCTTCTAGCATTACATCAGACAATACAATAATTGAGGCTGAGGCCAATGCGATTCTTGACTTGAGCGAAGATAGCCCGTTTGGAGAATTTGGATAATGTTAGGTACACCATTCACGCACGATCTGATTAGAAAGTTCGTTGTATCATTTGGAACCTTGTTTAATAATATCAAGCTCCAGCGCATTGACCCGGCCGGAGGCGCCACCCAATGGATTTCTGTTCCTTTGTCTTATGCTCCTAAAGAAAAATGGCACGCAAGATTGACCGACCCTAGAATCACACAGCAGGTTGCTATATCTTTGCCCAGAATAAGCTATGAATTGGTAACTGCGACTTATGCAGCCGACCGTAAAATGAACACAATGAATAGGCATGTAGGTATGTCTAGTGACCAAGATTCGTTAAGGACTATGTTTTCTCCTGTTCCGTATGATTTTCAATTTTCGCTATTCGTTTATTCCCGCAATGCGTCCGATGCCTCTAATATAATTGAACAGATTCTTCCTTTCTTTACACCAGAGTTTACGCTGACAGTTAATGATGCAACCGACCTAAATATTGATATTGACTGCCCAATTATCTTGAATAGTGTATCTCGGGAAGATACATATGAAGGCGATTTTGAATCGAGAAGGGTCGTGACTTGGACTTTAGATTTTACGATGAAGGGGCTTTTATTTGGGCCAATTCGTGATTCTAAGGTGATTAAGAGAGCCTATGTTGACTTCTTCGTTCCTCCTACTGTCCTGAGAACTTCATATCATTCTGGAAATCTTGCTATTACATCAGATTCTACAACTTCAAAGATTTATTTGCAGGCCAATTCGGCAAGTAGAATTAGTAATACATATGATAGTGGAACAATTACAATAACAGCCGAGGCCCCAGGGGTATCAACAGGAATTACAGGAAACACACGAACTATTATTTCCTATGACGGTTCACAACAATCGGCAACAGTTTTGCCTGCATTTTTAGA